TCGTTAATTCCGACATGGTAGTACTTGGTGGTAATTTGAGATTTTTAGCTTGCAAAGAAGCTGGAATCAAGGAAATACCTATTATTATAGCAGACAACCTAACCGAAGAGCAACAAAGGGAGTTTTTAATTAAAGACAACGTTTCAGGCGGTGAATGGGATTGGGATATGTTAGCAAACGAATGGGATGCAGAGGAGCTTGATAAGTGGGGGCTGGATTTGCCAATAAACGAAAATGATACAATTTATGAAGCAGAGCCAGAGGAGGATAATTATGAAATTCCAACTGAAATAGAAACAGATATTGTTTTAGGAGATTTGTTTGAGATAGGAGAACACAGGTTACTCTGCGGAGATAGTACACAAACCGACACTTGGCAAAAAGTAATGGATGGCAAACTTGCTGATATGGTTATGACAGATCCCCCCTATAATGTAGATTATCAAGGAGGTACTGGATTAAAAATTATGAATGACAAAATGGATAACGATTCCTTTTATCAATTTTTATACGATTTTTACACAGCATTGGGCAGTTATTTAAAACAAGGGGGTGCTTGGTATATTTGGCATACTGATAATGAAAGAATTAACTTTACAAAAGCTTTTATAGATTCAAATAATAAATTTAGTCAATGCTTAATTTGGGTTAAAAATAGCTTGGTTTTAGGTCATTTGGATTATCATAAAAAACATGAAACCTGCCTTTATGGATGGAAACAAGGAGCATCGCATTATTTTACAAACGAAAGAACACATACAACAGTTATAGAAGATAAAATTGACATTAAAAAACTAACAAAAGACGAAATGAAAAAAATGCTAACTGAAATGTTAAGCGAAAAAAATAAAACTACTGTTATACATTGCGATAAACCATTTAGAAGCACAGAACACCCAACAATGAAACCTATTTTACTATTAGCACCTTTAATAAAAAACAGTTCAAAAGAAAGTGAAATTGTAGCAGATGGGTTTCTTGGGTCAGGCTCAACAATGGTAGCATCGCATCAGCTTAACCGCAAGTGCTACGGTATGGAATTAGACCCGAAGTATTGTGATGTTATTGTAAAACGAATGATTAAACTAGATGACACTTTAACAATAAAAAGAAACGGCATTGATGTAACAAAAGACTGGAAATAATGGCATATAAAACACAGGACTTATTTAATACAGCAACAGAGCAAATAAAGCTAAATAGATTAATATTTATTGAAGATATTATTGCTTACCTGCCATGTTCAAAGCCAACATTTTACGAGCATTTTCCTAACGAATCTGACCTATATAAAAAGTTAGTTGAATTGTTGGATAAAAACAAAGTTGAATTAAAAGTTTCAATGCGAAGCAAATGGTATAAAAGTAATTCACCAGCATTACAATTAGGTTTAATGAAATTATTAGGAACACCAGAGGAACTTCGAAAGCTATCAATGACACACCAAGCAGTAGAAAAATTCGAAACACCAATCTTTAACGGCTTGGACTTAGATGTTACAGAGGACAACAGCACAGATTAAGATTGCCAGCCTTAGAAAAAGAATAAGGATAGTGCAGGGCGGAACCTCCGCATCAAAGACATTTAGCATTATTCCGATGCTTATAACTTATGCAAGTGTAAAACCAAACTCGGAAATATCAATAGTTTCTGAATCCATACCACACCTAAAAAGAGGTGCAATAAAAGACTTTGTTAAAATCATGCAAATGACTGGAAACTGGAATGATGCAAGTTTTAACAAGTCTGACATGAAGTACAAATTTGCAAACGGTTCTTATATTGAATTTTTTAGCGTTGACCAGCCCGACAAGTTAAGAGGAGCAAGAAGGCACGTTCTCTTTATTAATGAATGCAATAATGTTCCTTTTGATGCTTACCTACAATTAAGCATAAGAACATCAAAGTTTATTTATTTAGATTACAATCCGAGTAATGAGTTCTGGGTGCATACGGAACTAATGCAAGACAAGGATGTGGACTTTATTATTTTGACCTACAAAGACAATGAAGCTTTAGACCAATCTATTATAACTCAAATCGAGAAAGCCCGGGACAAAGCTAAAACTTCAAAGTATTGGGAGAATTGGTGGAATGTTTATGGGCTTGGTTTGGTGGGCAGTATGGATGGCGTAATATTTAGCAATTGGCAGCAAATTGATTCTATTCCAAAAGAAGCCAAATTATTCAGTTATGGCATGGACTTTGGATTTACAAATGATCCGACAACATTAGTAGCAGTTTACCGGTACGACAATAAATTAATCATAGATGAATTAATATATCAAACAGGTTTACTTAATTCTGATATAATAAGGCATTGCAAAGGTTTGGAAGATAAAACCGTTTACATTACGGCGGATAGTGCAGAACCGAAAAGTATTGAGGAAATAAAGCGAGCAGGGATTTATATTAAGGCGGCAAACAAGGGCAAGGATTCGATTAATCATGGAATTGATATATTACAACAGCATGATATTTTAATAACGTCTAAGAGCGTTAATTTAATAAAGGAGTTTAGGAATTACACATGGGATGCTGATAAAGCAGGCAATAAATTAAATAAACCGATTGATGCGTACAATCATGGGATTGATGCATTGAGGTATGCCTGTGAAGGTTTAAGCGTTCCAAAATTTAACCTTTGGGATATTTCGTAAAATAATTATACATTTGCATTTAAAACATTAATTATGGGGGCTTTAAAGTGGTTAGGGTTAAATAGAATAAAGGCTATTGAGGTGCAAGACCCGCAAGTGGTCAAAATTGTTTATAACGGAGATTTTGGCGGTTATAGACCTTTGGTTTATTTCGGAGACGAAACGCAAGTTTATATTGACCAAGGATTTTTAGGCAATCATGTAATATTTACCATTACGGACTGGGTAGGGCGAAAAATGGCATCAGTCAGCCCGATTGTTTATCGGGTAAAGAACAAGACAGCCCTAAAGCAATACAAAGCTTATCAATCTAATTTTAATGTAAAGAATATTGCAAAAATTAATGAGTTAAAGAAAAAGGCATTTGAGAAATTAGAGATGGAGGATCACCCGCTGGTTGAATTGCTTAATAAGCCAAACCCGACACAAAATTGGGATGAGTTTGTTTACGGCTATTTAGTTTACAAAAAATTCGTAGGGCGTTGTTTTATCAAAGGTTCAAGGGTAGAAAATAGCGTTAGAACAAAAGGATTTCAGCAAATATACTTACTACCAGCACAGCACATCATTTCGGAATCAGGAGAGGGAGCGACAGTAATAGCTAACTATGCAGATAAGAGACAACCGCTTAATAAGATAGCGACAGAAGAAGTTTGTGTAATTAAAACATTTTCACCAGTTGCTGGCGGTTTTGATGGCACTTCGATATTTAAGTCAGCCAGAAAGTTATTGCAAAAATCTTCGGATGCATTGGACGCAGAAACTGAAACCATGCAGAACAGAGGTGCAAAGAAAATAGTATTTCCAAATCTTACACCAGACCAGCTTAGTTCCATAAGTATGCCAAGCGACAGCCAAGAGAGCAACGCAAACGAAAAGCTAAGGAAAACTATCAAGGAAGCAGGGAATGGAGGCATAGCGTTAAATTCTATTCCTTTGGGTTCACTTGACCTTGGTTTAAGTCCAATCGATTTAAATATACTTGCATCAAAAAGCGTTGATGATAAAGCTTGGTGCAGTTTGTTTCATGTAAACTCAATGGTGGTGCTTAATGACCACGAATCGGCAAGTTACGACACAATGCAACAGGGCAAAGTTTCAAGTGTAACAGATGGCGTAATACCAGAACTTGAAGCATTAAAGAACGGATTAAATTCGTGGTTATGCCCAAGTTATGGCGAAGACCTTTATATTGATTTTGATTACACAGAGTTTCCCGAGATGTACGAGGAACTGTTTAAGGTTGCTGAAAGGTTAATGAAAACAGAATCGGTAACTATTAATGAAATCAGAGACGTAATTAAATACGATGCTTACACTGGAGAGAACGCAGACAAGATTTTAGTTTCCGGTAGCAAAAAGATTCTTGACGATATTATGTTTGATTTGCCACAGGTACAAGGTTCTAATCTAAATCTATGACCAAGCAGGAAAAAGTATTATTGTCAAAGGCAATTCAAAGGGAACTTATTAAGGTAGAAAAAAAAGGTTATAGAATCTTTTATAATGCTTTAAAAGAATCAGCCGAAAGAGTAATGCCATATTACGAACAGAGGGGCGTAATGGATACCTTATTTTCTTTGAATGTGCTTTTAGATCCGGATCCAATCGCAAAGGCTTATGAAGAGTTCTATTCACAGGCAATGACCAGCTTATTAGTTTCTAATCTTAGGATAATGATTAGGCAAGTTGGAGGCAAATTAAACAAAGATGCTATTGAAAATATTAATATCGGTTTCAGGAGTGAAGAGATAATTGCACAGACAGCAGACGAAGCTAAAAAGATGGGGCTGGGTGCGAATATTGTAAAAATCAATGATTACACCCGAGCGTTAATAAAAAAAGAAATTGAAGATGGTTTGGCGTTAAACCTAACAAAAGACCAGATAGCCCGAAACATCAAAAAAGTTACAGAAGGCACTATTTTAAAGATGCGAGCGTTACGAATAGCACGAACAGAAACAACGCACGCCAATAGCAAGTCAACTAAAGTATTATCGAACGGGATACCGTTTAAGCAGAACAAAATTTGGATTCCACGACTTGATGGCAGGGAAAGACCAGAACATGGAGCAATGATGGGTAAAGCTGCAATTCCAAAGAACGAATTGTTTTTAGTTGGTGGTGAATATTTAGAATATCCGGGTGATCCGAATCATGGTGCATCGGCTTCTAATAATGTCAATTGCAGGTGTAGCGTTCATTACATACCAATACCACCAACGGAAGAGGAACAGGCAATAATTGAAAGACCAAGTGTTTTGAATTACCTTAAAAATCTACTGAAAGGACTTCTGTTAAAAATAATTTTAAATTAAGCGTTTTTTTATGCACAAAAAAACTACCGACAAAGTCAGTAGTTATTAAATTTACCTTAACAATTAAAACTATTTTTCCAACTTATTACTTCTTTTCACTTGCCCAAGAGTTACCATTTCCTTTGGGTTCTTTCCATAATGCAACCTTGCATTCTTACAGTAACGTTTTGCCGTATTAATGGCAATGTCAAAGTAATCAGCAACCTGCTGGGATGTCACAGTTTTATCTTCTCTTTCTTCTTGGGTCATACTTTTAGTAAAACTTAAAGTACAAAAATAGCTATTTAGGAATCGCTACACAAATTAAACTATTCCTTTTGTCGTTTTTTGTGTAAATATTTTTTTTTGCACAAATGAAAAGTAAAGGTATAAATGGCGATATTCTTGATTTATCAGGGCGGACAGTAGTAGCCTATGTGTCTAAGTTTGGTAATATAGACTTGGATGGTGACATGATAATGAAAGGAGCGTACACCAGATCCATTAATGCCAGAGGCAAAAGCGGAACAGATGAACTTTTCCATTTAAGCAATCACAGACCTTCACCCGAATTTGTTTTATCCAAGCCCGAATTTGAAGAAGATTCATTTGGCTTAAAAATGACTTCCAAGATAGTAGATACAACGCATGGCAATGATATTTTAAAATTATATCAAGCAGGTTTAGTTTCCCAGCATTCAGTAATGTTTTCAGTGCCAAAAGACAAATGGGAAACCAAGAAATCAGGAGATGGCACAGAATATACTTCAATAACAGAAGCTAAATTGTACGAAGGTTCTACAGTGGTTTGGGGTGCAAATCCAGAAACACCAACAGTAGAGTTAAAGTCGTTGTACAAAAGCCACTTTGACAATAATATAATCACAGCATTTGAAAGAATGCAAAAGCTAACTAAAGCATTAAAAAAGGGAACGTTTACAGATGAGATGTTTCCATTATTGGAGTTACAGTTAGAGTTTACAAAGAATTTTATACTTGAAGAAATTGAAGCAATTAAAAGCACTCAGACCGTAACAGCACCTGAATCGCTTGAAACAGTGGAGGTTTCTAAAGATGAATCAATAGTTAAATTTTTAAAAGAATTAAATAAAGAATTATAATGAGCGAAGAATTAAATTCAGCAAAAACAGAATTGCTTGAAAAAGTAAAAGGTTTGGTAGAGAAAGCCAAAGGAGATGCCACAAACGATGCCAGTGCAAAGATTGAAGCTAAGGCGGTGGAATTGGCTGCAAAGATTGAAAAGTCGGCTGACAAGGCAGAATTTGACAGTTTTAAGGATGCCATTGCAAAACAAGTAGATGCTTTGGAATTGAAATTGAAGAACAATGCTGAAAGCAAGACTAAAGAGGTTGTTTCTATTAAGCAAGCAATTTTAAACTCTATTGAAGAGCAAAGAGAATCAATAGACAGAATCGTTAAATCCGATGGCAAGCAAACAGAGCCTTTGTATTTGAAAGCTGCAGTTACAATGGGGCTTAACAATACGATTGAAGCAGGTTCTACTTTCCAAACGATTACGCAAAACACAGGTATTGTTTCTGTAATCAGACAAAGACAAGAAAGATACTTGGCGAACGTTTCGGTGGGTTCAACAACAGCAAAGCACGCACTTTGGGTTGAAGAAGAAGATGCTCAAGGTAATCCAATCTTTATCGGTGAAGGAGATACCAAAACGCAATTATCTGTTCTTTACAAAGAGAAAACAATGCCAGTGGGCAAAATTGCCGTTTACGGTAAAGTTACAACAGAGATGTTGGCAGATGCTGGGCAGTTGGCTTCATACGTTCAAAACAACTTGTTAAAGAGAGTTTCAGTAGTAACTGAAAACCAACTATTGACTGGTGATGGTACAGGTGATAATTTGAAAGGTTTGAAGACTTATGCAACTACTTTCAGTGCAGGTGCTTTGGCTTTGGCGGTTGATAATGCCAACGAGTTTGACGTATTAAACGCAATGGCTTTACAGGTTGAGATTGCTAACGGTATTCCAACAGCGGTGTTTGTACACCCGAGCACGATAGCGAAAATGAAAACTTTGAAGTCAAGCTCAAACGAGCCGCTTTACAAGCAGTACACAGATTTCGCTGGTGACATGGTTATCTATGGCATGAGAGTAATAGCAACAACAGCGGTAACTGCTGGAGAGTTTATCGGTGGTGACACTTCAGTGGCAAACGTATTGTTCAGAGAAGGTCTTTCAATTCAGATAGGCATGGATGGCAACGACTTTACGCAAAACAAGAAAACTATTCTTGTTGAGCAAAGATTGGTACAATTTGTATCTGCAAACGATACGCCAGTAATTGTAAAAGGTGTATTTAGCACCGCAAAAGCTGCACTCGAAACTGCTTAATCATAACACAAGGGGAGGATTAATTTCCTCCCTTTTTTAAAATTTAAAATATGTTTGAAGTAAAAAAAGAATTTAACGGTTACAAGGTAGGAGACAAAGTAAATTTAAAGTCTTACACTGCACATGACCTAATTAAAGAAGGGTATATTATCCAAGCAGAAAAAGTAGTCACAAAAGAAAGAAAGCTAACGAAATGACAAGGACAATATTAAATAGTTGTACACAAACCGAAACAGGCAACGAACTTATTACTTTGAGTGAGGTTAAATCTTACTTAGGCATAAGTACTTCGGTTCATGATACACTGTTAGCAATATTGTTGGAATCAGCAAGGCAAGAAGTTGGTTTATACATTAAGCAGGCATTAGTAACCACGAGCGTAGAGGCTCAATTCGAAAGCGTAAATGAATATTTTAACTTACCAGTTATACCGTTACAAGGAAGTATTGCAGTCGTTGATATGGACAATGCATCGGTTTCTTTTACTGTAGGCGGAGGAAATAATCCAAAGGTT